CAACTGGTGCGACAGGTCCAACTGGAGCAACAGGACCAATCGGAGCAACTGGACCAACTGGTCCAACAGGAGACATCGGACCTACTGGTGTTACTGGCCCGATAGGTGTAACAGGACCTACAGGACCTACTGGTCCAACAGGTCCTACTGGTTCAACTGGACCAACAGGAGTAAGCGGAACTAACGCTACTGCTTTGCCAGATATCCTTATGCTTGGTGGTATGTGACGTTCTTTGACAGAATTATTGTCATCAACCTTGAACGTAGAACAGATCGCCTAGAACAGTTTGACAAAGAAGCCAAGAGAATCGGCTTTGAGTATGAGGTCCATCCAGCAATGGACGGTAAGTTTATAGGGATGGACCCGATAGTGGCAGGAAGATTGAGCCATATCGAAGTTCTACGCAAGATAAAGCCTGATGAGAAGGTGCTCATCTGCGAAGATGATGCTTTATTCAGAGAAGACTTCAATGAGGTCTTTGATGAATATATGGCTGACCTGCCTAAGAACTGGGATATCTTCTATCTTGGAGCTATCAAGAATGAGACAAGGCCAGTTAATAAACACTGGGTCAGACAGGTAGTCTCAACAGGAACTCAAGCCTATTGTGTCAACCCAGCCAAGGTAGACCTGTTCATACAGATAGCCAGAGAGTTTGACCAGTGGATAGATGTGGCTTACCGCCTCTGGGCTGATAGGACTAATGCCTATATTGCCCATCCAAATCTGGTAATACAGCACGATGGATATTCAGATTTACGCGGCGAGTTAGTCTCTGATTTCCAGGGTTTTCAGTAGAATTGTGGTATGAGATTCCACGTCGTAGCACTACCACATACTAACACAACTAAAGATTTCGCAGGCTGTGCGTACACTGAAAAGGTACGCAGGTTCTGCAATATGATGAAGGGCTTAGGCCATACAGTCTATCTCTACGCAGGCGAAAAGAATGAAGCCGAAGTAGATGAACTTATTCCTTGTATCACTGAAACGCAACGACGTATTGTTGTAGGTAACAAGCCTTATGTAGAAGCTCCGTTTGATTACCGTTTACCTCACTGGCAGAAGTTTAATAAGAAAGCTGCTAACGAGATACGCAAGCGAGCAGAGAAGACAGATTTTATCTGTGTCATTGGCGGAGCAAGTCATAAGCCAATCTCAGATGCACTGCCACATATGATGACAGTGGAGTTCGGTGTTGGATACTCAGGTATCTTTTCTAAGTATCGAGTATTTGAATCATATGCCTGGATGCACGCAGTCTATGCTCAACATCAGAACGCAGCGCAAGTAGATGGTTCATTCTTTGATGCGGTCATTCCAGGTTACTTAGATCCTGATATGTTCCCGCTAGGTAAAGGCGATGGAGATTATTACCTTTACATAGGCAGAATGGTTCCACGTAAAGGCATAGATATCGCAGCGCATATCTGCAAACTTATCGGTGCTCGTTTAATCTTTGCAGGACCTGGCCCACATATCCCGAACTATGGTGAGTATATCGGACCTGTTGGACCTGAGAAGCGAGCAGAGTTGATGGGTGGAGCAATAGCTACATTTGTACCGACTTTATACCTAGAACCCTTTGGCAATGTGAACATTGAATCACAAGCCTGTGGAACTCCAGTAATCACAACAGACTGGGGTGCATTTACTGAAACTGTTATAGAAGGTGTGACAGGCTTTAGATGTCGCAACGTTGAAGAATTCGTCTTGGCAACTCAGAATGTCAAGAACTTAGATCGCAATGCAATACGAGAGAGAGCAGTATCGCTCTACTCCGTAGATGTTATTGCGAAACAATATGAGAAATACTTCCGCAGATTAGAAACTCTGTGGGGAGATGGCTGGTATACGGAAGGAAACAATGCCAACACTGTCGGAGATGATAGACGAGGTACGGACTAACCTACAGGGTTATTCTCTTCGTCAAGATCGCATCACTTATGTAAATAACTCGGCTGGTCTGACGACTTCTAGTTTGTCAATTCAGGTTGGTTCAGGAGATAACCTTGCCAAAGGTTTGATTGAAATTGATGATGAGTTGATTTGGATTGATTCCTTCAACAAGACAAACAATACTCTCAACGTTATGGGTGCTCCGACTAACCCGATTGGTCGTGGCTTCCAAGGAACCACAGCATCACCACACGCACAGTATGCTCAAGTAACACTATCCCCAACCTTTCCACGTATCAGCATAAAGAAGGCTATCAACGATACTATCAACAGTTACTTCCCTAAACTCTGGGCAGTAAGTTCAACTACCTTTACATTCAACGCATCACAGACTACCTATGCTCTACCTGATGATTTAGAGAGTATCTTGTTTATATCGTGGCAGACCACAGGTTCATCTAAAGAATGGTTACCAGTCAATCGCTGGAGAGCAGACCCAATGGCAAATGCTGCGACCTTTAATACTAACAATACGGTGAACATCTATGAAAACATACAACCTGGTCGTACCGTTCAGGTCTGGTATACAACAGAAGGTAATACCCTTGATGCTAGTACCGATGACTATGCAGATGTCACTGGTCTGCCTGCAAGCACAGTAGATGTAACCATCCTCGGTGCCTGCTACAAACTTCTATCATTCCTTGACACTGGTCGTATCAATCTTACTAGTGCTGAGGCTGACCTTAATGACACCAAGAATCCGTACAACTCTGGCGCTTCTGCATCTCGTTATGTCTTTGCTCTGTATCAACAACGACTACAAGAGGAATCGTTGAAGTTGGCAGACAAATATCCAATTCGTATCCACTACACAAAATAAGGAAGGCTAATGACCAGACAATACTCCTCGATTAGCGTTGAGACGACACTAGCCTCAACAATATCGTCTAGCGCCACAACAATGACAGTGGCAGCAGGAACTGGCTCTGCCTTGCTTGGCGGAGTGACACTTGCCGCAGGCAACGTTGACCAGTTCACCGTTGCTATTGACCCTGATACCACAAACGAAGAAATTATATTTGTTACTGCAAGTTCTACCGATACTTTTACAATCGTAAGAGCGCGTTCTGGAACATCTGGAGTGCAACACTCAGCAGGTGCAACAGTCAAACACGTACTTACTAGCGATGATCTTAATGCTTTCAAAGCATCTATCTCGCCTGTAACTAACTTAGGTTTTGCTGGCTCTACCTCTGGTAGCACCACAGTACAGGCTACTGCAGTAGCAGGAACAACCACGCTTACACTTCCTGCAGCAACAGATACCTTGGTAGGTAAAGCAACAACAGATACGCTGACTAACAAGACATTAACTAGCCCAACATTGAATACACCAACAATCAATGATGCTAGACAGAATCTAACTCTTAATGCCCAGACTGGTACTACATACACCTTGGTGCTAACCGACAATGGTCGCTTAGTTACCTTGAGTAATGCTGCTGCCATAACACTTACTGTGCCACTTAACTCATCTGTCGCATTCGCCACTGGCGCAGTTGTTAACATTCAACAGATTGGTGCAGGTCAGGTAACGGTGGCTGGAGCAAGCGGAGTTACCGTCACAGGTACTGGAACTAAGTTGCGAACACAGTATTCGGCTGCTGCTCTAGTCAAGACTGGCACCGATTCTTGGACACTGATTGGAGATCTAAGCGCCTAATGCCTACATATAAAGTCCTAGCGCAGAGCGCACCTAGCGCTGCTACTGCAACTACGCTATACACAGCAACTAATGCCACGATTGTTTCTACGCTTAATGCGTCAAACATTGGTGGTACTCAAGACACTATCCGCATTGCTGTACGTCCAGCAGGTGCAACCTTGGCTAATCAGCACTACATTGCTTATGGAGTTCCACTGGCTGCAGGTGCTGTCTTTAGTATCCAAGGTGGAATCACTCTTGCTAATACAGATGTGCTAACAGTTTATTCAACAACTGGCAATACTTCATTCTCAGCATTCGGATCGGAAGGTAACTGATGAGCGTAGCGATTATTGGTGGCTCAGTTAGTCCATCAACAGCATATACAACTAATGCTCTAACTGGAACTACATATACCGTTGTACTAACAGATGCGAACAATACTCTGGTCGAACTTAACAATGCTTCGGCAATTACCTTGACTATCCCGACAAATGCAACTACTGCATTTCCTGTTGGTGCTCAGGTCAATATCCTTCAGACAGGTGCAGGTCAGGTCACCGTTGCTGGTGCTGGCGGTGTGACAGTCAATGGAACTCCAGGGTTAAAACTGCGAGCGCAATGGGCTGCAGCATCCCTTGTCAAACGCGCTACCGATACGTGGGTAGTGATTGGAGATACCTCAGCGTGACACCTATATCCCTTGGTATTTTTGCATCTGCTAATCAGTCAGTAGGAGTAACATCTTACGAATCTATTTCTACTGTAACAGTTGGCTCTGGTGGAAGTAGTCAAATTGACTTTACTTCAATACCTAGCACTTACAAGCATCTTCAAATTAGAGGACTTTACATAGCGAATAATACAGATTTTTCTTCTGTGCTTCGTCTCAATGGTAGTTCTACTGCTAATGACTATTCTGAGCATACTTTGGCAGGTAATGGTGCTGGGGTTGAAGCACAAAATGATGCCAGCACAAATCCAACAAGTATGAGAATTATCTATACTCAAGATGCAACAACTTATCCAACTGTTTTTGTCTTGGACATTTTGGATTATGCCGATACTAATAAAAATACTACCTTCAGTGTTCTTGGTGGTGTAGATTCAAACGGAGCAGCAGCGCAGAATCGAGTGGTTTTTGCTTCAGGTGCTTGGTATCAAACAAGCGCTGTAAATCAAGTGAGCATTTATTCAGCAACTGGGGGTTACGGTTCAAGTTTGGGTTCAAGTTTCAAGCAGTATTCACACTTCGCTTTATACGGAATCAAGGGAGCGTAACCAATGCCAGCAGGACCAACATACGAGCCAATAGCAACGAATACGCTAGGAAGCGCTACTGCTTCTGTAACCTTTTCTACTATTAGTGGAAATTATACCGATTTGGTTTTAGTAGCCAATGGGTATATTACTACTGGTGGTCAAGGTATTCGCATACAATTCAATGGCGATACCGCAAGCAATTACAGTAATACGCAATTATCAGGTAATGGAACCTCTACAAGTTCAACAAGAGATTCAAACGGTACTAATGCACGGCTTACTTATGAGGCTTCGTGGGTTACAACAACCGCAGATTATGCGCAAATAAATTTATCAATAATGAATTATTCTAACGCAACTACATACAAAACATTTCTTTCTCGTGCAAATAGAGCATCAGGGGGTGTAGATGCAATTGTTGGTTTATGGAGAAGTACCTCAGCCATAACTTCAATCACTATATTTCCTGCTGCTAACTCTTTTGTTACAGGCTCAACCTTCACACTTTACGGCATAAAGGCGGCATAATGGCTAACACATATACGGCAATAGCGACAACAACCGTAGGTAGTGGTGGGGCAAGCAGTGTTGATTTCACTAGCATCCCTGGGACTTATACGGACTTAGCAGTTAAATTATCTCTAAGAACAACAGGTGCAACACAAAACTGTTCTATTGCTTTTAATAGTTCAACCTCTGACTTTTCGCAAAGACAAATTGGAAGTGATGGTTCATCTGCTTACAGCGCAACCCGTACTGACAACCTAAATGTTGTACTTGCTAATGGAACAGGATACACAGCCACCACTTGGGCATCAAATGAAATATACATTCCTAATTATGCAGGTAGCACATATAAATCTTTCAGTACTGAAAGCGTTACAGAAAACAATGCAGCAGCAGGAGATACAGTGATGCGTGCTCACCTTTGGAGCAATACTGCAGCCATTACTTCAATAACAGTAAGTGCTGGAAATGGATCAGGAACCTTTGCCCAATACTCCACCGCCACCCTATACGGAATCAAGAACTCATAAGAAAGGAAAACAATGCCAACCAAACTAATCGTAGACTGCTCAACTGGAGTAACTACTGAGGTAGAACTAACTGCCGAAGAAGTTGCTCAGCGTGAGGCAGATGCAGCAGCAGCAGTTGTAGCAAAAGCAGCAGAGGAAGCAGCAGCACAGGCTAAGGCAGATGCTAAGGCATCAGCAGAATCCAAACTTGCAGCGCTCGGTCTAACCGCAGAAGAAATCGCAGCCCTTTCTAAGTAAGGAGTAGGTAATTGTCCTACGGATCAGATGTAACCGAGGGTATTCCCTATACCCTGTCAAACCCTGCTGGCTCGACTAACTATCAAGCCACAGGAGTTTCTTACGATATAGCCATCAATGGGCTGCCATTCTTTTTGGCTGCCAGTGATGATTCACCTTATCGCCGTGTAACGGCGCAGTATCGTAAGCAACAGTATGACCAGACCAGAGAAGCAGGCGAGCAATCGCTGACTGGTTGGTGGTTTAGATCTCAGTCATCATTTCATCTAGGTCAAGGAATTAAATACTTTGAGCCTGCTCAAGATGAGTCACTGCGATTCCAATACACAGAATCTAAAGGCTTGGATGTCTGGACTAAAGGTCAGGCTACCCTGCTAAATACTACAGTCAGGGCTTTAACTAGCGCCAATACCCCGATAATTATTGGAGCTAATGATGGTACTAATGACTGTTTAGTTGTAGCAGATGGCTCTGCCTTGAAGAAAGTTACGATGAGTAATGATACTCCTACTGACTCTACCTATACCCAAGCAGGAACTCCATCTACTATTCTTGATTTAACCACAGATGGAATCAGATACTGGTTTATCAATGGAACTCACGTTCATAGAGGAAATATCACATCAGGTAGTAGCAATGAAATCTATAACGCAAGCAGTACCACAAGTGCCAGAATTAAATACATTAAACAACGCCTTATTGCCAGCGTTAATAATAAACTTTATGAATTAAGTTCTACTCATACTGGCGGTGGCGCTCTACCATCAGACCACTATACCCATCCACAGAGTGACTGGATTTGGACTACTATCTCAGAAGGTCCTAATGCTATCTATGTAGGTGGCTATAGCCGTAAGAACTCATCTATCTATAAGATTACTTTAGATTTGGCTAATGCTAATGCTCTTGGCTTCCCAGAACTTAGCGTTCCTTCGGTAGTTATAGACCTACCTGAAGGTGAAATCATCAATACCTTTGATACCTACCTTGGTGCCTACGCGATACTATGCACTAACAAAGGTGTTCGAGTGGGTGCTATAGGTAATGAAGGAGATGTCTCCTATGGACCGCTACTATTTGAAACAGAGTGTACTGATGTGTCCTTTAGAGACAAGTTTGCTTATGTATCTACCAAGCAGGGAAGCGAATCAGGTTTAGTTCGTATTGATTTATCACAGCCAGTAGTTCCTAACAGCCTTGCCTTTGCCTATGCTTGGGATGTATGCGCCTCTGGCGAGACTACTACCAGTAACTCAGTAGCCTTTCTTGGTGGCACAGATCGTGTGGCTTTCTGTGTTCCAGGTGATGGTGTATGGGTTGAATCATACGGAGTTAAGGTTGCATCTGGTTATCTAAAGACTGGCTTTATCCGCTATAACACTCTTGAAGGTAAGCTATTCAAACTACTTACCCCGCGTATTGATACCACTAATGGTAGCTTGAGTATCTCATCTATCGGCTATGACTATACCGAATATGCAATCGGTTCTTTTGCTGAAGAGTCTACTGTTTCTGAAATCGGTATTCCTTATCCGCAAGGACCTCAAGAATACTTAGCCTTCAAGTTTACACTTAGCCGTGATGTCAATGACAGCACTCTTGGACCACTATTTACTGGCTACCAGTTGAAGTCTCTACCTTCAGTACCTCGTCAAAGACTAATTCAATATCCATTATTCTGTTATGACCACGAGAGCGATAAGTTCGGAGTGGAAGTAGGCTATGAAGGTTCTGCTTGGGACCGTATGCAACAACTCGAAGCAGTAGAAAACGTAGGCGATACCATCCGAGTAGAGGACTTCCGCACAGGAGAATCCTTTATTGGCCTGATAGAAGAGATGGACTTTATCAACCGTACACCGCAAGACAAAAGGTTCACAGGCTTTGGCGGAACCTTACTTGTCACTATTAGATCCGTATAGGAGCCTGCAATGACCCCTTCTGAATGGGCAATTCTTATTGCCACAGTTCTTGGAATAGCATCAACTTTATTTATGGGACTGCGTTGGATAGTCCATTCATTTCTTTATGAACTTAGACCTAATGGTGGCTCCAGCATCAAAGACACAGTGGCTCGACTAGAGACACGCGTTGACGAAATCTACAAGATTCTGGCAGAAAGAGGATGACAAGTGAAACCTGTTGCAAAGAGTGCAACACCTGCAGCAAGTGCCGTTCTAAGACAGGCAACTGCGCTTGCTCCAAAGCGCAAGAAGGTATCGGATGGACTCCTGCCAAGCAAGGTTCACATCAAGGCAAATCCTAACTCTGACCATAACACAGGTCACGCAGTAGATTTGACCCACGATCCACATAACGGAATTGATTGCAGCAAAATCTATGAGAAACTCAAGGAAGATAAGCGAGTCTCATACCTGATATTTAGTGGGCGCATCTGGTCTAAGGAACACGGTGACCGCGCTTACGAAGGACCAAATAAACACGTAAGTCATCTGCACATTTCAATCAGGCAAGAGCACGATAAGGACACCAGTCCTTGGTTTCCCTGGTTGGAAAAGGCTAAGAGGACTCCGAAGGATGCCCTTACTGTGGCAAAGTCGAAGACCTCTAAACCTAAGAAGAAGACAGCCAAGGCTGCTACTAAGAATCAATCTCTTAGGAAGAAGTCCTTGTTTGTGTCCTTATTCAAGAGAGGAAAGTAATGAAGAAACTAGCAAAGAAAATCAAGAGCAAAGAGTTTAAGGCTGCTTTCAAGTCTTATCTCCGTGCTGTCCTTGCATCAGCAGCGACTATGGGAATTGCCTTGGCAACAGACCTAGCTCCTGAGTATGCAATCCTTATCGGTGGTCTTACTGCCCCTATAGTCAAGTGGGCTGATAAGACTGAAGCAGACTTCGGAAGAAAGTACGACGCTGTAAAGTAGATAGTTTGTAGCAAGCGCGAGGCAAAAGGCCCTCATCCCTAACGGGGTGGGGGCTTCTTTTTTTATGCCTAAAAACTATTCTCGCTGTTATCAACAGGACAAGGGATACGAACTAGGTTACCGCAGTTAACACAGGTAGCATCAAGAAAGTACCAAGATATCTCATAGTCTTGGAACTGAGCCATAATGTTAAACATAGTACAGCCACAGCTACAGACGTGGGTAGGTCCAAGGGACCTGAGATCTGCTGCTTTGATAGGTGGTAATCTAAGCAGCCGAAGTAGACGGAACAACACTCAGTTCACGGCTCCTTCCTGATGTCAGTCGCCTCTCGCCGCCCCTAGGCGGCTCGGAACGCTGTTACTATTTATTCGCTCCGCTCATAGTTTAATGACAAGGTGTGTCGTTACTGGTACGACACGCCGAGTGAAGGTATATTTCTCTGCTATGACGACACTGGTAGGAATTCAGATTGAAGATATGGTGATACTGGCTGCTGATAGCCAGATTACTGAAGATAATTTACGGACTATAAGTAGTACCACACCTAAGATTATTAACGTTGGTAGATACTTGATAGGACTGGTAGGAGATTCCAGGCCTGCTGATATCTTGGCTTACAACTGGAGCCCGCCACCTTACAAGGGAGCTGATCCCGTGCAGTGGATGGGTAAGAAAGTTATGCCTTCAATCCTGAAGGCTTTCAAAGAGAATGGATACGACCCGTATGAAGCAACCAAAGATAAAGAAACAGGGTTCGACTACCTTGTCGCGTTTGATGGCAACCTATTCCATATTGCAACTGACCTCTCGTTCATCCAGTCCGACAAAGGTATTTACGGCTTGGGTAGTGGTGGCGCTTATGCTCTCGGCTATCTCTATGGTCGCGTTAATCGTCTTACGCTAGGTAATGTTGACCAACACGCCGAACGCGCTGTTCAAATAGCCAGCATCCTTGACATCAATACCTGTCCTCCGATTCAATTAGTCTCTCAAGGAAGGATAATAACGTGATACGAGACTATTCAATTCATTTCAGTTTTGGTAGTTTGAATAACTGGGGCTTTGGTATTGATTACTTTCACGACTATGACACTATGCCATACAGGTTAATTGCTAGAATGTTAGTAATAAATCTGATAGTATTCCGCTTCACAATAACTAGGTGGGAAAAGCATAAATGGATATAAAAGATTTATTAGTTAAGGCTCTCTACGAGAAAGAGAACAGTAGAGGTAGGTCGCTCCAGACACAGATAGGTCCATCAGAGTTAGGTGGCTGTCGGCGTAAGGTCTGGTATAAATTAAACGGACAAGAGAAGACCAATGGCGGAGAGCTAAAGCTCGCAGCTATTATGGGTACTGCTATCCATAACTCTATAGAGAATGCTTTATCTAATAACAAAGAAGTTTTGCTAGAGCAAACAGTAGAACATAACGGAATGAAAGCTCACGTAGATCTCTACATTCCTGGGACAGGCGATGTAGTGGATTGGAAGACAGTGAAGTTGAAGAACCTCACTTACTTTCCAAGTCAGCAGCAACGCTGGCAAATACAAACTTACGGATACCTGATAGAACAAAGTGGCTTGGGGAAGGTTACTAATGTTCATCTGGTAGCAATACCGCGAGATGGTGACGAGCGCGATGTCAAGGTCCATACGGAGAAGTATGACCCTGCTGTTGCGCTCGAAGCCCTCTCTTGGTTAGAGGCTATTAAGACCAGTGAGGTTGCTCCTGAACCTGAAAAGGATGAGAGCTACTGCAAGTTCTATTGTAAATACTTTGACGCATCTGGTGAGATTGGATGCGTTGGTCTAAAAAAAGAACGTACAAAGACTGAACTACCACTCATTGATAATGATGAGGCAAGTAATCAGGCTTTGGAATATCTACAGATAGATAACAAGATAAAAGAATTAACAACTCAGAAGGATGCAATCAAGGAAGCACTGACTGGTATTGTTGGGGTTACAGCTACAGGTGTTGAAGTTAGATGGACAGAGGTAGCTGGACCTAAGCAAGTAGATAAAGAAAAAGTCCAAGAGATCCTTGGATTCGTACCAACTCTAAAAGGCAAGGATAGTCTGCGCCTTTCAATTAAACATAATGGAGGTAAGTAAAGTGGCTGCACCAGAATCAACAAAGTTCCAAGTCAATTTTAAGACACCAGATGGAACTCTCATTAACCTTTATGCTACAAGCAAGGAGGAATTGGAAGGGTTGCTAACAGCAGCTTCTGACTTTTCTGCCCTTATTACAAGCACAAGTCAAGCGTATGGAAGCGCTGCACCTGCTGCTCCCGTTTACGCTAGTGCACCAGCAGTAGCATCAGCACCAGTATCTGCTGGCGGAGAAGAAACTATCAACGATAAGTACGGCAACATCTGGGTATACAACCACCCAAGTGCACCAGAGTGCTCTCGTGGAAAGATGGTTCTAAAGCACGGCAAGGCACAAGCAACTGGCAAGCCATACAAGGGTTGGTTTGATCCTGCTACTGGTCCTAAGTGGACTGGTGCTAAAGTTCCAAAGGACCAACAAGCGGCAACGATTTGGGCGTAACACAATGCGAGAGCCGCGTGAATACGAGGCTCCGCTATGTGCACAAGTCGGAGGAGACCATTGGTTCCCAGAGGTTACTGGGACAGACAGTAGTTCTCGTTACCATACAAGTTTTGCAAAAACTATCTGTGGAAGATGTGTCCATAAATCCGAATGCGCTGAATGGGGTATACAGAACGAAAGATTTGGTATCTGGGGTGGCCTCACAGGGGCTGACCTAAAAGAAGCTAGAAGAAAAAGAAATGTAATACTGCCAAGGGAGGGGCATAATGCTTAGACTAGATAGAGCTTGGAAGTCTTCTCGTACTACAGCACAACCCCTGCCTACAGTATGGAAAGATCTAGAGAAGAAAGATATAAAGTTTAGACGAGGCCAAGTATGTATGGTCGCTGCTGCGCCCAATGCTGGTAAGTCTATGTTCGCTCTGGTCTATACCATTCAGGCAAAGGTTCCTACTTTATTCTTCTCAGCAGATACTGATACCGCTACAGTAATGATGCGAGCATCTGCACATACAGCAGGTCATACTCAGCAGACAGTTGAGAAAATGATTACTGAGAATCCTCGTTACTATGATAAGTACTTGGAGAGTATGTCGCATATACAATGGGTCTTTGACTCCAGTCCTAATCTTGATGATATAGAAATGGAAATCAAAGCCTACATAGAACTATATGGGTTGGCTCCAGAGCTAATCGTAATAGATAACTTAATGAATGTTGTTGCTGAATCTGATAATGAATGGGCAGGACTGCGCCAGATTATGGTTGAGTTGCACGATATGTCTAGGAAGACTGAAGCCTGTGTGTTAGTACTGCATCACGTATCAGAACAGAGTGAGTATGGTAATCCAACTGAACCTTCAGCTCGCCGTGCTATTCACGGAAAGGTAAGTCAGCTACCTGCGATGATACTTACTCTTGGCTATAGCCCAATAGAAAATACTTTAAGAGTTGCACCAGTAAAGAATCGTTTTGGAAAGCATCAAGCAGATGGTAAGGATTATGTAGGGCTCTTTGTGAACTTTGCTACCTGCCAGATATCTGACTCTGATTCTTATGGTAGATCTGTTCTTCGTTCTAATGTAGGTGGCTATGTCTAGTTACAATAAGGCTAAGGGTTCTAAGTTTGAGACAGATGTGATGAAGTATCTACGCAAACTAGGCCACTTTGCTGAAAGACTTGCTAAGGCAGGAGCCAATGACGAGGGTGATATTGTCACCATAATCGCAGGTCAGACCTATATTCTGGAATGTAAGAATAGAAAGTCATTAGATCTTCCTCAGTTCTGGGCGGAAGCTCAGGTTGAGGCAGCCAACTATGCGAAGGCGCGGGGTCTTGTGGTTGAGCCTCCCGCCTTCGTTATAGTTAAGAGGCGTAGAGCCAGCATAGAAGATGCTTGGGTAATACAAAATCTAGAGGAGTGGTTAAATGGCCTCAACAATAAAACCGCTAAAGCGGTGGAAAAAAACAGCTTGGAAGAAGAAATATCTAACACAGTCCCAGAGATGGGGGAAAGTAACAGTGACTAAAATGCCAGTACCAGAAGGAAAGATAACTAGCAGTGAGATATTTGCTACACCAGAAGTTAAAGAAGAACCGAAGGTGGAAGAAGTAGTAGCAGAAGAAGAACCTAAAAAGAAATGATGTGCGTGGACTGCAAGGTGGCTGGTGAGTTTAACTCACGAGGCCAGTACGATAAGGCTGAAGAGATGCACGGATACTGTAAAGGAGACTGCGCTTGCCAACACAAGACTGGTCCAGGGTGGTTCGTAAGAAAAGGTCAAAAGGCGACTCTGATGCAAACACAGTCTCCATAGCAGATGTAGTTAGACACTTCGGAGGCGAAGTAAAAGAAGGTCGCAACATATCTGTACGTTGTTGTATGCACGATGATGCTCGCAAGAGCGCAGTCATTGACACCTATAACAATTTATATTTCTGTCATACCTGTGGCAAGGGTGGCAACGCTGTTAATGTAATTATGGAACTAGAGAATGTGGGGTTCAAAGATGCTCTCGCAAGGGCAGGCGAAATTATTGGAGGAAGCGGCTCATCACTACGCACAGGAGATAAGCCCAGAAGCTCTGCAATATCTAGAAGGACGTGGAATATCTGAGGAGATAGCAGCTAGGTATCGTCTTGGTTCTATCACAGATCCGATAGAGGGACACCAAGGCTATCAAGGTTGGATATCTATACCTTACTTCACTGCCTTAGATATCTGTGTTGGCTTTAAGTTTAGAAGACTTGATGATGGTAAGCCTAAGTATGGAGCGCCTACTGGTCAGAAGTCGCACCTGTTTAATGTCATTTCAACTATGTCTAATACCAGCAGGGTAGTTGTATGTGAGGGTGAGTTTGATGCGATAGTTATGGAAGCTAATTGCCAAGTGCCAGCAGTAGGAGTGCCTGGTGTTGCTGCTTGGAAGCCTTATTATTCAAAGTTATTCAATGGTTTTGATATGGTTTATGTAGTCGGTGACAATGATGTTAAAGAAGATGGGACTAACCCTGGAGCTGAGTTCTCTAGGCGTGTCGCAGGTGAGTTAATCAACTCACAAATCGTACAATTACCACCAGGTATGGACATAACAGACTTCTATCTGGTGAATGGACAAGAAGCAACAGCCAACCTAGTAGGAGGAGTATAGTGAGTGACTACAAAGAAGGAATTGACTCAGATGGCAGAGTATCTGAAGGAATTGGGGATGGTAATAGTTTCCATAGACTTCAAGAATGGTACTATTACAGTCAAACCGATTCCGACAAGAAGTTAGATTCGGAGTTCGTTGCTAATGTGTGGCGAATCCTTGACACAGCAGGTAATTTGCTCATCCGCAAACATAAAGATTATGGTCCAAAGAACATCTCTCACAGTCCAGGTGGAGCACTCAACGGATTACGAGTGCGTATGCACGACAAGGTGGCTAGAATCAATCACCTCGTTGATAGTGAAGTCGCTCCCTCAAACGAATCACTTCGGGACAGTTTCCTAGATCTACTTAACTACTCTGCTATTGCAATGATGGTCCTTGATAAGACTTGGCCTGAGATGCCAAAGGAGAAGTAATGAAACCTTTTAAGATAAGAAAAGTTGCTAGAGAAGTTTATCCTTATGATGTCTATGATGTCATTGAACTATACAAGGCTAAGATTATTGACCTTAATGAAGCGCGTTATCTATCTGCTGAATGTATGAACTCTAGTATGTTCTTCGAGAAGAAACCTAATGACTGATATCCACCCAGCTATACTTGATATAGCTCCCAGCGTAGCCAATACTATCTGTCGTAGGTTTCGCAACTATGTAGATAGAGACGATGTAAAGCAGGAGTGCTACGCCTGGTATCTAACAAGAGTAGAACATCTAGATGGACTATTAAATGAAACTAATCCTATCCAAAAGGTAATCAATGAGAAGCGTATTGCTTGGCAGATGAAGCGCCACTGTGAGCGCTATGCTCGCAAGGAGAAGGCTGCTAAGGCTGGCTATCGCATAGGCGATGAAGCCTTCTATGACTCAGCAGTGATAGCCCAGCTACTGCCTCACGTAATTGCATCCATCGTAGATAATACAGTCTTAGAACAGGCACAGAACCTCATTAACGATGGTCAGCCACGTAAGCAGTCAGCTCCAGCAGAAGGTGGCAACCTACTTGCTACCCTGATAGATATAAAGAAGGCTTATCTAAAGCTAGAGATAACAGATAAAGATATTCTTATCAAGAGATACCACGAGAGCCTTACCCTTGAGGCTTTGGCAGAGTATCTAGGTTGCGCTGTATCTACTGCTGATCGTAGATGTCAGAGTTCTTTGCGTAAGTTGCAGAACAATGTGGGTGGGGAGAGTCCATACCAGTGAAAGAATCCGAGCTCTTCGATTATCTAAAAGATAAACACTTCCCCGACCTTGAGAAATCTGAAGGCGCTTTCGACTCCTTTGACTGCACTACCATTGAAAAGAATCTATACATTGAACTCAAGTGTAGGCATAGTCACTATCCAGACTTGCTGATAGAAGAGATGAAGTATCGCAGGCTTATCAACCAAGCAGAAAGTATGACCCCTTACTACATTAACTCCACACCAGAGGGTATCTATGCCTTTGATTTATCAAGAGTTCCAGAGCCAAGCTGGTCTGAGAAGTGGATGCCTACCACTACTGAGTTCTCTGATACTAGAAAGATTATGAAACTTGTCGGCTTCCTACACCTAGACTATGCTCTACCCCTATAAGTGTCTGAACTGCTTAACTACCCTTTCAGTTGAGCGTTCTATCCACGCCAAAGAAAGTGCGCCCTCCTGCACTGACTGCGGCAAAGTAATGAATAGGGTCTGGTCCTCACCCCCTCTCTCTTTCAGGGGACCAGGCTTCTATTCAACTGATAAATAAGAAAGCCCCGCAGTTAGCACTCTTGATCTGCGGGGCCTCTTACGCTAAGTGAAAGGATAAGTAACCCTTAGCTGTCCTTTAGTTTAGTAGTGTTTATGTTTAATAGCAAAGCGTTTAGCCTTACAAGGTGTTCCGTAACGCTTATCAATGTAACGTAAGCCTCGCAGTATTTGGATCGCAGGTTCTCTACTTCTTTCTCCAAGCATTTGAGCAATTCCGAAAGCTGAGCTTCCTTGCTGGTTGCTTGCGAGGTGGTCAAACCTGCTCTCACGGGTCCAAAGAAAGTGAAGGCACTCCCACTCTCTCCCTCTCCAACCAAACGCAACCCACGCGTATTGCTTTGCCAGTTTTCTGTTCTCACCCTTCTCCTCCCACGTTGCCTTCGTTCTGTTCATCTCCGTTGGCTTGCTCGGATCTAGATGTGTCGTTGTTTCTATCTGTAAGAACACCAAGACTAGAGCTAATACTGGTAGCGCCAGTAATGTCCAGCCACGTTTTTGCCATACTCTCATCAGCTAACCTCTCCTGCTCAAGTAAATCCTTGTATTGGTCGGGATACTGCTGAGCAAGGCGTGTTAAAGCCCTTGCCCTAGCCCTCTGATAGTTGCGTAGCCATACAGCTCGCTTCTCAGAGTAGGCTCTGCGTTTATCTATCGTTTTCATTGAGCTTATCCTCCCATACTATGAGCAGGTAGGCAAGGATAGTCATAAGTATTACGCCTAGAAATATCACTTGTTCTCCTCCACTTCTAGGGTCAATATGTAATCTCCTCTATCAAACCAAAACTTGGGAGCAACGCCTATCCCTCGCTTGCTAGATACATACCCCGACATCATACGCAGTAAGTCATCTTCAGATAAGGTATATTCTTTTTTAGGTAGATTTGCTTTAATCACGCCTTCTCCCTCTCACTTATTATGGTAGCTAGGATTAAGGTGCTAACCTCAATTTTATCAACCATCAAAACGGGCTCTTCAGGATCTTCCTCGTTCCAAATAGATACAAAGACCCTCCTATCTAGCCCCCTTCTGAACCACTCCACCGCTTCAGTAGCACTAACGCCACCCCACACCGCATCTTGGCCTTCTTTCTCTGTTATCTCATAGAACTTAACTGGCTTCATTACCCTTCTCCTCCTTATAGTTGATTAAGTTGATTTGATTTAGGGCATTGACCATACGAATTAGGTTCTTACCTGCCTCGCCAGCCTCCCCCTCCACCATTTGCTTTATTGCAAGTCCTCGGCATAGATCTGCCTTAGCTTGATAGTATTCTTTATTCACTTGCTTCCTCCCTGTAAGTAAAGTTTCCGTAGTCTGCTACCTCTGAGCCATAGTTATCTCTTGCCTTCTCTATGGCCTTCTCTATAGCCTCCTGCTTGCTATCTGCCTCAATAGATAGAATAGCATTAAAGTTTAAGTCTATCTGATAATTAGCCATTACCTTCCTCCTCTTGATTAAGATTTGCCAATTTAAGCCAATGATTAAAGGCTTCCTCCGATAACTTGTTGGAGCAGTATGCGTTGCCGATAAGTCCTTGAAGCTCCCGCAGTAGGGCGGGCTCTATAACCTTATTCATTATCGTATCCAATTCTGTTCTCCGTGAGTAGAGCAATTAAACGAAATCAAATGCTCCTTCTCGTCAGGGTTCCACATCTCAGTTCCGCAGTTAGAGCAAACCCACCACTCACCCTGCTTCTTTAGTGTGTGATCCTTACTCCAACCACACACATCAACGCACTCGCACTCCATTACCTTATTCACTTGCTTCCTCCTGATTTGGTAAGCACCCCACGCAGTATGCGTAAGTGTGTATCTCCACATTTCCCTTGCTATCTGCCCACACAACATCATCTTCTTCTATGTCGGTGTAGCACTTTACGCAGGTGTATAGGTTAGGCGTTCTCATTACCTTCCTCCTCCTCGATTTCTTTCACAATATCGTCTATTTCTCTTTCATACTTTATCTTACTCATTATCTCCCTCTCTCCCATAGTGTTATCCAATAGGCGTTGCCTTCTCCGTCTAACTCCTGCGCCTCTAACTTTATTAGAGGGTTATTGTAATTAAGTAAGCTCCACCAACGCATACTGCGCCAGGTGTATCTAATACCAAGCCAAGCACCCTCCTCCTTATAGGCGTATCCTGTCTTTATAGGTAAGTTTTCGCGCTCTATGCGTATCTTCTGCCCTAGTCTTACGCTATCTTCCACCTTAGACCAGCCTTCTAACGCCTCCTTATAGGCGTTATTACTTAATAGATCAGCGACCTTCATCTCTTGCCCTCTCTCTCCCTCTTATCGGTTATCTTGCTTATGATTACTAGCCCTAGATAGATTACTAGGGCATAGATTAAGACTTGTATTAAGGCCCAAAAGCCTCCCACCTGCACGCTAGTTAGGCGCTCTAGTATAAAGTCAAGGCTCACTTGCTCTCCTCCTCTATTGGCTCCAAGTGATACTTATAGACACACTTAAAGCAGATCGGATACTCAAAGCGGTAATCAAAGCCTTCATCATCTAGCGAGCTAGTGCACCTCTCGCAATAGGTCAGCTCTCTAACCTCTCTCACTTTCCCCTCCCTATCTCGTAGCCCAATAGATAACTATAAGTGGAGCAGGGGCAATTCTCCTCCAAGTAATCTTGCGCCTTATCGTAGGCCTCCCCTGTTAAGAGCACGCCAGCTTTAGTCATAATATCCTCCAAGTCCTGTAATTCACACTTTATCACTTGCCCGCCTCCTCTCTCACTTGCTTATTCCATAACCTAATAGCCTGGCGCTTGGTGTAGCCATAATACACGCGGGTAAGGAAATAGTGATCATCTCCCTCTACCACGCCACAGATACGCCACGCACCGTTGCCCACCTTATCTATCGTCATACTCTCCCTCTCTCTCCTGGTATCCAATTAGATCCAGGCCGCCGCGCTCTCCCCGTAAAGAAAGAGCGCGACAGCACGGCCCTAAGCTGTTCTCATAGGCATAAGCAAGGCCCGCCAGGATACTTTATCCCCGTTCAAGTGGATCCCGATAGGCTTTCTCTCTCCATAGAAAGATACTTTCACGCCAGCGCTGGACTTTCTGCCTGCCAGCTTTTCTATCTTAGAGTAATCTGCAAAAAAGCCAGGGTTAAACGCTATCTCACCGACAGGGACAGTATCGCCCGCCTGGAATAGTTGAGCGTGCGGCGGGTAGCTGCACTCCCACGCCTGCACGGTTGCGCTATTGCCAGCAATAGCCACGCTAATCAGATCTCCCACGCGGTTAATCTGCACAGGCACACGGTCCAGGCGCTTTTCTTTCAATAGCTCCAGGATACGCTTAACATCAGACAGGCGCAGCACAGTAGCCGCCAGCTCTCCCTCTATCTCTGCCTCTATGCTGCCTTCAATTAGGCGATAGCGATCTGTGGCAACAGCGTAGAGCCTGCCTCCCTCGCTGTAGAGCTTCACGCAATTAAGCGCAGGTAGATCCTCCTTAGCGTGGGCCTGTGTTGCAGCTCCAGCTAATAGCTCTCTAACACTCTCGGCGCTGGCTGTAATTGTAGCGGTGTCGCTTTCTGTAATTGTTTTCATACTCTCTTGCTCTCTCTTTCTAATTCCCTGGCGATCTGCCAGGGCCTAGCCGCTAGGCTTAGGCCACAGCCCACGGGATACCGTGGGCCATAGTCCAGGCCTAGCAATTCCTGAATATAAACACGCCGCCGCCTGGAGCTTCCTCTGTGTGGTAATCGTAGGAGAGCTCTCGCGCAGCGTGCTCCCAATTAATGCAGGAGAAGGGCCAGCGGGCCGCGTCTAATTGATCCCCGTAAAGCTCTCGCGCTAGCTCCTCCGCATAGTCCTGGAAGCTGTCGCGCTCTCCCTGGTAGCTGTCTTCGAAGCTGTTTAGATCCCATTCCTGGCCCGTGAAAGAGATCCAGGCGCTAGCGGCAGCGATATCTATTCCCTGGCGCTGTATGCTCTCGATTAGCTCCGCCGCTTCTTGCGCTTCTACTGTGGAGCATTCTCCCTTAATAAACCCGTGGAAATTCTCGTGATCTAACACCGAGAATTCATCACCAAAGCAACGCACGCAACGCGCAGCGGTGTATTCTCCTACCGTTTCAACCTTAGCCAGGCCTGCAGCTTCTAGATCTGCCGCCTGTGTCCCTTCGATCCACTTACCGAATAGGGTCCCGCTGTTGTAGCAGCTTAGGCAGCCGATCCAAGCGTTAGGTGTATCTGTTGAAAGTGTCTTATTCATTACTTTACCTCCAATAATTGAGCCCGATCTGAGCTCACAGGGAGAGAATAGACGAGGCTAATCTATCCCGTCAAGTAGGCCAGGGATAAATTTTTCAAGCGTGTCGGCCTGGAGCTGTCGGCCTTATCGGTCCAGGGTCCAGGCTCTAACAGCTCTCCAAGTATCGCAAGGCCTGGCAGGATCTAAGGCCTGGCTCCTGCAATAGATCCAGGCAGGGCAACGGGCCAGCAGATAGGGCAGGGCAAGGCAGGGCAAGGCAGGGCAGGGCTATCGGATAGCGGTTTATTAAATAAGGCTCGGAGAATTATTAGGGGAGAGGGAGCGCTAGATAGTGCCAGAGTGGTAGCAAGCCCTCAAAAAATTACCCACAACCAGCACGCGCCAGCACTATCCCGCGCAGGTTTGCCAGCGTGCGAAAGAGGGACACGGGGGTGTTAAACGCGCGCGCGGGTGGTGTTATGTACCCCAACAAAGTTTTTTTCCTAAAGTGAACCTTGATCATCTAGTGTCCTAGTTTGTCCGTATTTAATTGTGATGTTTACCACAAAATAAAGATTTTTAGAAAGAAAGCGGGAAATGAGTATTTTTTCCCGCCTAATACAGTATAGGAGCAGTAAGCGGAATGGTTGTAGCTTACTGCGGGCTACGCTCACGCTACGCCCCTAGAAGGGGTGGAGCTGCTTTACCCCTCACTTCGTTGTGACTCGTTCGGGCGCTCAAGCCCGATGACGAGGCGCAAGTCGCCTCATTTAGTTGGGTGTAATCTATCTATAATTTAGGAGCCTGCTATTTCTAATAACACTGCTGATATAGCTAAAAGGGTAATCCTTAACGCTGTAGCAGAGGGTATGACTATAGAGACGGCTTGCGGTGAAGCTGGTAAGTCTATGAAGACTTATGAATACTACCGCAGATCCGATAAGGTCTTCGCAGATAAAGTTGATAGAACCCGCCTAGGGTTACGTTCCAAGAACTTTGCAGCTACCGATGTCCACGACCTCGGCTTCGCCGAGTTCCGCCAGAAGTTCCTTCATCAGACTACCTTCCCTCACCAGCAGAACCTAGCAGATGTTATAGAGGGTAGAGACCCTTCTTGGCACCATCCCGCTATGAAGTTTGAAAAGGGTCTAGCAAGTAACCGTATCCTTATCAATATCCCTCCGAACCACGCCAAGTCAATTACGATTACCGTAGATTATGTAACTTGGAAGATAGTCCAGAATCCTAACTTTAGAGTCTTGATAGTATCCCAGACTCAGCAGCTTGCAGCAGACTTCCTATATGCCATCAAGCAGCGCCTTACCCATCCGATGTATGAGACCCTACAGCAAGCCTATGCTGCTGGAGTCGGCTTTAACTCTAAGTCTGCTACCTGGACTACTACTAGAGTTACCTTTGGTGATGAGCTCAGAGAATCATCTGAGAAGGACCCAAACCTAGAAGCTGTAGGTATTGGCGGTCAGATATACGGTAAGCGTGCCGATATGATTATTGTTGATGATGCTGTTACCTTAAAGAATGCAAATGAATTTGAAAAGCAAATCAGATGGCTTACCCAAGATGTTAGATCACGTCTTAACCCTACTGGTAAGTTAATTGTTATCGGAACCCGCGTTGCCTCTGTAGACTTATACAAAGAACTACGCTCTCCTGATAGATACCCTGGTGGTATGGTCCCTTGGACATATCTGGCAATGCCAGCATTACTTGAAACCAATGAGGACCCCACCAAGTGGGTAACTCTCTGGCCTAACTCAGACCAACCCTTTGATGGGCAGAAAGACTCTGATAAGACAGAAGAGGGTTTATATCCTCGCTGGAACGGTAAGCATCTCTATGCAGAACGTCAAGCTATGGATGCTCAGACTTGGGCTTTAGTTTATCAGCAGCAAGATGTTTCAGATGATGCCACCTTTGACCCTGTTTGTGTAAAGGGTTCTATTGATGGTATGCGTAAGGCAGGTAGGCTCCAGATGGGAGCCCCAGGCCATCCTAAAGATTTAACTGGTTTTTCTTTTGTATGTGGACTAGACCCTGCAATGGTTGGTGATACCGCCGCTATCTGCTACGGCGTAGATCGTGTTACTCATAAGCGCTACATTGTAGATGCTATCAAGATTACTAGACCAACACCTGCTCAGATTAGACAGTTGATTATTGATTGGACCAACGTCTATGCTCCTGCTGAGTGGGTTGTAGAGCGTAACGCTTTCCAGTCTTTCCTAACTCAGGATGAAGGTATCAGACAGTTCCTAGCATCTAAGGGAACAGTCCTTAGAGAACATCATACTGGTAATAACAAATGGGATGCAGGCTTTGGTGTAGCTTCTATGTCAACCCTCTTTGGAACTAAGCAAGCCGATGGTAAGCACCACAGAGATAACATTATTCATCTCCCATCAGATCAGACCGAGAATGTCAAGGCTTTAATAGAACAACTTATTACCTGGTCACCTACTACTAAGGGTAAGACCGATATGGTGATGGCTCTATGGTTCTGTGAGATTAAAGCTAGAGAATGGCTTAATAACGGAATACATACCACACACCATATGAAGAATCCATTTTTGTCTCGTCACGAGCGAGGCAAGCGTCTAGTAATAAACATAGACGAGCTGTTAGCAGAACAACAACGTCAATTCATCTAGGGAGACATAATGCCAAAAGTAGGAAAAATGGAATTTCCATATACGCCAAAAGGTAAGAAGGCCGCTAAGTTGGCTAAGAAGAAAGCTGCTGTGAAGAAGATGGGCAAGAAGAAATAATGCCAGCCAAAAAAACAAAAGGATCTTCTTTTAGTAAGTCAAACACAAAAGCAGGAACTGCTGCCTATAATACCAAGAATAAAGTTCGTGTTGCTAAAGAAGCACTAGCAAAAAAAAATAAAGAAATAAAGCAAACAAAAAAAACTATTGCTAGAAATACAAAAAATCAAAGAGCAGCACAAAATATGGGTAATAAAAATTTAGAAAAAACTTACGGCGAAAATGTTACATATTATGCTCTTGAAGCAATGCCTAGAAAAAAGGCAGAGCGCGGAGTCCTTTCACAAAACGTATCAGACCGTAGTCGTTCTGCATCTCGCGCTGCTGGTATTGCCAAGCGTGTTGCTAAGAAAGGTAAGTAATGCCAAATAAGCCAACGCTTGATGATTTTATTGCTAAGAAGAAGAAAGTTCCTTCTAAGAATAAAAAAGGTTCTGTTCCACCAGATTACGATGTGATTCTACCTGGTATGGGATACACCAAGCCTACCAAGAAGAAACAACCAAAGAAAATTAAAAAGAAGTAAGGACAAATGCTTACAACCAAAGAGGTTATTGCTAAGGTATCACGGCTACAGACTAAGTACTCAGCGCGTGATCAACGTATGCGTGACGTGCTATCTGTGCGCCAAGGAGATATAAGCAAGGTCTATCCTGCTATGTTCTCTGAGGAATACCCAAAGCCTCTGGTTGCTAACTTTGTAGATGTAGCTGCACGCGACCTAGCAGAGGTAATGGCACCACTGCCATCCTTTAACTGCGCTGCTACCAATATGGTTTCTGACTCTGCACGCAAGGCAGCAGATACTAGAACTCGTATCGCAAACTACTTTGTATCAGGCTCAGAGTTACAGATTCAGATGTATCAGGGCGCTGACTGGTTTAACACCTACGGCTTACTACCAGCAATGGTAGAGATGGATTATGAAACAAACAATCCTAGAATCCGCTTGCTAAATCCTTTTGGTGTCTATCCTGAGATGGACCGCTTTGGTCGCTGTATCTCAATTACTCAAGTAATGAATACTGATGCAGAGACTCTAGCAATGCAGTATCCAGAGTTCTATAATCAAATTATTACAAATAGGAACTATGCAAGTAGCTCTCCTTATATCACAATGATTCGCTACCACGATAAGGACCAAGATTTAATCTATGTTCCAGATCGTAACAACTTAGTTTTATTAAACCTACCTAATGCCATTGGTAAATGTTTAGCCCGCGTTGCAATGCGTTCATCCCTAGACGGAGAAGCACGCGGTCAATTTGATGATGTTCTAGCAGTACAACTTGCTCGTGCTCGCTTTGCAGTATTACAGATTCAAGCAGCAGAGAAGTCTATCCAAGCACCTATTGCTATTCCGCAAGATGTACAAGAACTAGCACTTGGTCCTGATGCGATTATGCGTTCTGCTAATCCGCAAGGTATCCGCCGTGTTCCATTAGAACTTCCACCTGGAGTCTTTACTGAGTCAAGCGTTCTAGAGCGAGAACTACGTTTAGGTTCACGCTATCCAGAAGTACGTAGCGGTAACGTTGATGCTTCAATCATTACAGGTCGCGGTGTACAAGCCCTACAAGCTGGCTTTGATACTCAAGTTCGTGCAGCGCAAGCACAGTTTGCAAGACTATTTACTGAGCTAGTATCTCTCTGCTTTGAAGTGGATGAGAAAATCTTTGGTTCTATGACCAAGGAAATCAAGGGAGTAGATGACGGTACTCCGTTTAATATGAAGTATGTACCAAGTCGTCAGATTGCTGGCGAGTATGGTGTAGATGTTCGTTACGGCATTATGTCTGGTATGAATCCAAACAATGCCATTATTGCTTTACTACAGATGCGAAGCGACAAACTTGTATCAAGAGATTATGTACGCAGAGAAATTCCTATGGAGTTAAATGTCACTCAAGAAGAGCAGCGTGTGGATATTGAAGAGATGCGTGATTCTTTGCGTCTTGCTGTTGCTCAGTATGCTCAGACCATTCCAGCACTTGCAGCCCAAGGTCAAGATCCTTCTCAGATTGTTTCTAGAATCGCCGAGGTTATTAAGGGTCGCCAAAAGGGTAAACAACTTGAGACGATAGTTGAAGAAGTATTTGCTCCAGAGCCAGCTCCAGAAGTCCCAACAGAAATGATGGGCGAACAAGTTCCAGCAGCAGGTATGGCCCCCGTTCCTGCCTCGCAGCCAAATCCAGAACAAATGGGTGCGGCCCCTGCTGCTGGCTCTCGTCCAGATATTGCTACATTACTCGCATCTATTGCAGGGTAGGGAGGTGTAAAATGAAAAAAGGTGGTCGTGCAAAGGCTCCAATGGCAAAGCCAACTGAGGGCAAGAAGGATATGAAGAAACCAGCAGGAGGCAAAGTTGCTTTTGGCTATGCTGGCAAAGCTCGTAAAGGCAAGAAGGCTTAGTTTTATAGTGAGAGGATAGAGCGTGGAAGATAAAGATTACGTACCACGCTCTGTCACTCTCGCAGATTTTTTTGTAATCGTATCAGGTTTCTTTGTGAATATAGTCCGAGCTGTAGAGATGCTCGCATCAGAACTTTTAGATTTAGCAGTGTATAACGCAAATAGAACAACGAAGGTTTCCAAAGTGTGGGAACAATTTACATCAGATTTAGAAAAGATGGAGGATCCAAATGGCTAGAGGCCCACTCGCAGGAGCAGCAGGCCCAGGCAAATTCTCCAAGAGGACAGATGGAATGTCATTCCAGTCCACAGAGTATGGCTCAGGTGTAGAGAACACTGCTAATAAAGCAGGAGCTCCACTAGCAACAACTCCAGATGTACGTGCAACATCTCGTTCAGAGATGGGTATGGCTCCAAGTCAATTATCTGGCAAGACAGATTTATTTGCACCATCTGCAAATCTAGGCGAGCCTGTAACTACAGGTATTGCTATGGGTGCAGGAGCAGGTCCAGAAGCACTTGCAATGACAGGTATTCAAACAGAAAAACTATCAGACATCTTAGCAAAGATGCTTCCTTACGATCAATCAGGTGAGGTAGAGATTCTCTATCAGCGTGCATTAGCGCGAGGTATGTAGTGCCACAAAATTCAATCACATCTTCAGCAGCGCAAGCTGGCCTTACTGCAAAACAAAAGGCTCAGGTTGATGGTTTACAAAAGTTATTAGACTCTCATAAGGGTCTATTATCGCTGCCTGCACCTGCTGCTCAACAAAAGTTTCAATCATTACCACAAGAACAACAGACTGCACACGTTGCATTGTTCGGTGGAGATGATAATGAAGCTCCAGAGCAAAAGCGCGGTTGGCTTGGTGGTGCTATTCACTATGCAGGTCAAGGTGTTAAGCAAACTATAGGTCGTGTATTTAGCGGATTAAACGAAGTATCAGATTTTATGACCCGTGTTTATCGTACGGGCGCTATCGCTGTTGACCAAGGCGTAGACCTTGACAAGGCATTCAAGATAGCAAACGATAAAGGTGACCAAGTATTTAGCCCTACTCGCCTTGCAGATGCTCGTAACAAGTATGGCTCAGACCGTATTAACGTAGCAGTTAAGGTTGCACAAGGTGTCCCATTAGACCAGATTATCGCTGGTGGTACAGATGCTGAAAAGCAGATTGCTGCAGAAGCAGCAAAGGGTCAAGATAAACTCTTTCAAGATGCACTTGACAAAGTACAAGCTGCTAAGTATTCACCTGGTCGTCAATTAGCAAACCTATTGCTTCCAGAAGGTTTGGAAGGTTCAGGGTTTCTATACAAAGGTATCTCAGGTTTTGTAGATGCTGGATATAGAGTCTTTGCAGATCCTACACTTTTACTAGGTAAAGCTAAAAAAGCCTACGATGCTGCTAACTATGCCCTATTCAAAATAGCAGGAGATGCAGGCGCTGTAGATAAAGTATTTCAAAACAAGAATGTAGTAGGTTTCTTTAATACTTACGGTAAGGAACTTGAGAATCTCAAGGTTGCTCGTGCTAATAACAACATTGTTGCTGCAGAAAAAGCATCATCTACTTTACGTCGCTTAGCTCCAGAGTTTGGACCAGCAGCTACAGATGAGTTTATCCGTGCTGGTGTCAATAATGCTGATACCGCTAAGGCTTATTTACAAAATCACGCGGATGTCAAGACTATTCTTGCTGGACAATCTGCACGTAAGACTCCACTTGTGCCACGTTTAGATGCAGCACGTAAAGCTCGCGTAAATTTCTTTACAGCAACTGACAAAGTTTTCAATATAGACAAGGTAGGACAGAGAGTTGTCCAGGCTTTGTATGGTACTAGCGCACAATACGAAGATATTGTTACAGGTATTACTACCCGTGTTGAAGATATTGCCAAGCAAGAGAAGCAAGTAGGTCGTTTTAAGGGCGCAGATGGCGCATATCGTATGCCATTGTCACAAATCCAAGGACGTATTGACCGCTTTGCTCGTAAGTTTACAACGATTCCATACTTCAAAGATGGATTCTTTGATGTAAATGCAGCAGATGCTGCTACTCAGGTCTATCGCTTAGCACGTCTAGGTAACTCTCGTTACCACTCTCGCATTATTGCTGAGACTTTTGCTGCAGGTGGAGAGGGTCAGCGCAAGCAAATCTTTGCAGGACTATGGAATACCGTAGCTGAGGTACGTGGTGTATCAAAGTCTGCAGCAGGCAAGTCCTATATGGATGAGTTTGCAGGTTCTGGTAGAAACAAGCAGTATGCTGCTTCAGTTATTAAGCGCAAAGTAAATGAATTTGGTGACGAAGTAAATGAAGTCACAAATCCTGCAGAATTTGATGGTCAGCAAATGGCTATCTTTGCTTATCAACTGTCACCTAATATGGCAGTTCCATCTATTGTAGATCTTGACAGACTTGCTGCTCGCTCTGGAATTATTGACAGGGTTATGGGTGTATCACACCAAAGCTGGGCTGAAAAAATGACTTCATATTGGTCAATCGGTACTCTTGCGGGTCCACGTTTTCCAGTTCGTAACGCAGCAGAAGACTTGATGTTACATTTAGCAGTAGGTGATTCACCTTGGGGTGTAGCCAAAGCGCGTTTGCTTTCTACAAAACTACGCCAAGCACAAGGTCAAGGCAATCTAGGCTTTATTAACAAACTTGTATACCGTAATCAGACTGCTAAGTATCAGAAGGCTATGGAAGATGCTATTGCTTCTGGTAATCCACGTGCAGCACAGAAGGTTCTGGCTGAGGCCATCCTTGAATCAAAGGTAATTTCTAAATTAGATGCTGAAGGCGCAGAACTCCTTAAAGAAATTGCAGAGTTTGGTTATCTTGATGACACACTAAGGGCTGTTGCAGAAGGTGGAAAGAACGCTATTCGCGGCGGCGACCAATACTTCAATGCCACTAGAGATGTATCTAAGTTTGGCAAGATGGGCGCTATTGAAGTCAATGGCAAGAAACTAAAGCAGGCTACAGGTCTAAAGGCTTACTCAGAATTCAACCCAATTGCTTCAGATGATGCACGCATTAGCTGGATGGTTCAAATTGGTATCATATCTCAAGATGAACTAGGCCGTATTGCCTTGATGAATCTAGATGATGATGGAACTCGCGCTATTAACGCGGTGCAGGACTATCTAGATAAACTGTCATTAAAAGAGCGTGAGCGATTCTCGCTATACAGCACAGGTGCATCTACCCGTGTACACGCAGAGCGTGTAGTTGAATCTACAAAGAACCTAGTCTCAAAGCGTAATGGTCAAGTAAATGACGAATTACTAAGCAAGATTCGTAAGCGCAACGAAAAAGGCGATATGGTTATTTCAACCAAAGAGTTTCGCCTAGAGGACTTGCCTAATAAGAATAACCCAGACCTAGCACCCGAATGGGTATCTGGTCCAACGCTTGTGCCAGTATCAGATAGCGATAACTTTGCTGCATCTCTAGTAGATAAGACTTGGGATTATATGGGCGAAGCTAATGCTCGCTTCTCGCGTGAGCCGCTAGTCATTGATTCAATGATTCGTATTCGTAAAGATATGCGTGCTACTGGTTTTGAGAAGCGCATTATGGAGCAATTCACCAGAGGTAAAGTTGGTGATGAGTTAAAAGTTGCAGAAGATGCAGCCAAAGCCCATATTGTTTCTATCGCAGAAGACCTAGCCAAGGATCGCGTTCTAGCATTTGTAGATAACCCTGCAGTTCGTAGCCAGTTAGCTATGTCTGCTCGTAACTTTGCGCGTTTCTATCGCGCTACCGAAGACTTTTATCGCCGCGTTTACCGTACTGTCAAGTATAACCCAGAAGCATTGACGCGTGCATCACTTACTTATGAAGGTGTAGCACACTCAGGCTTTGTACAGACAGATGATAATGGCGATCAATACTTTTTCTACCCAGGACTAACACCTGTTTACAAAGTAATGAACGGTATTATGAAGGCATTTGGCGTACCTACTGCATTCCAGGTTCCAATGCCTGTTGAGTTCGGTGGTAAGTTGAAGATGATTACACCTTCAATGAACCCAGACTCACTGTTTCCTACCTTTGCTGGTCCATTAGCTTCGGTTCCAATGAAGATGATTTTCAACGTAGTCCCACAACTAAAGACTATTGAAGAAACATTCCTTGGTACCTATGGCGTAGATCAACCAATGATTAACGCAGCATTGCCAGGTCACGTAAACCGTATTCTTGCAGCATTAAACAAGGACGAGCGCAACTCTCAGTACGCCTCAGCATTCCGTAAGGCTGCTACATATCTAGAAGCATCAGGCCACGGAATTAAACCAAAGATTGACCCAGAAACTGGCTTAGAGATTCCGCCAAGCCCAGCAGAATTAGCAGAATATCAAGATAGAATACAATCAGCCACTATCTCTGTTCTTGCAGTGCGAGCACTATTTGGATTTATTGCACCTGCTTCACCACAGATTACACTCAAGAGTGACCTATCAAAGTGGGTACGTGATAATGAGCGCACATCTTACAAGCAGGTATTCAATCAACTTATCAATCAGTATGGCAGTATTGATAAGGCAATGGAAGAGTGGATTCGCCTCTTCCCAGATGAGATGCCATATACCATCTCTGAATCTGACAACGTATCTGTACTTGCAGCCCGTTCAGTAGATAAGTCTGTGGGCTGGATTCAAGAGAATGAAGGCTTACTCAAGAAGTACCGTGAGGGTGGCGTATTCTTAATGCCACGCGAAGGTGACTTCAACTTCGATGCTTACAAGTTACTGTATAACTCAGGCTTGAAACAGAACAAAACCTTGCAAGATTTCCTACGCGAAATCAGTACCGCTAAAGATGAGCAGGTTTACTACACAACTCGTGACCAGTTTGAGACTCAACTTGCTAGTACCTACACAGATATAGGCAAGCGTCAACTACGCGATCAGTTCTCAATCTGGAAAGAGCAGTTCTTAGGCTCACGCCCAATGCTTCAGGAAGAACTAGGTAAGGGTGCAGAAAGCAGGATTCGTCGTATCCGTGCTTATGATGACTTGCGTAAGATGCTAAACGACAAAGAAGTTACAGCATCACCCAAGACTAAAGCAGTTCTAACTCAGATGAGCCTAGCTTTTGATGAGTACCAGAATGCCAGAGATGCCATTTATGGCAATACAGAAACAGCTCAAAATTACAAAGACCTTTTGCAAATGAATATCAAGACTAAGTTACAACAGTTAGCAGAGGGCAACGCAAATGCTCAAGCAGCATACGATGTCCTGTTTGCTAGATTGATTGGAGAGTAAATTGGCAGAGATGAAGAGTGCTCCAGGACCAACGGAGATACCCAACTGGCAGAGCCAGATTATCAAGACCAATCAGACTGTCTCTAATAATGCTGTAAGCACAGGCGGTACCAATCCAATTGCCGTTGAACTTTACAATATGGATAAGCGCCAGCGTCAACAAATTGCTGTTGCACTAAAGAGCGCAGGCTACAGAGTTCCAACTAATGGCACATTTTCTGACAGTCTTTTGGGTGCCTATAATACCGCTTTGCAGTCTGCTCAATTACAGGCTGCTCAAATTGGTCAACAATTCTCAAGTACTTTCTTTACTAACTACCTTACTAATGAAGCAGCAGCTTACGGCACAGGAACTGGTAGAGATGGTACATCTATAACTGAGCGAGAGTCTGTAATCACCAAGGCTAACGCTAAGAACATTATTAACAAAGTATTTGAAGATCAACTAGGCCGCTCTGCTACCGACGATGAACTTGCTAGATACACAGCTACTTTCAAGAAGAAGGCTGCGGCTAAACCTACTATTACTACCACTACTACAAGTGGCAAGAGAACTAAGATAAAGACTGAGCCAGGATTTACTACTGGCAGAGCAGAGCAATATCTTGTTGACCAAATTGCTGAAACAGATGAAGCAAAGGCTGGAGAGGTCTTGAATTATTACCAGGCATTTATGAGAAAGCTAGGTTTGTAATGGCAAAACGTCCTAAATCAACTTGGGTTGCTCAGATATTTAATATCTTTCCTGGCAATGGATTGCCTATTGGTTTCGTAGATGTTGTCTATAATAAAGACGGATCTATTGCTGGTTACGAAATAGATGACAAGTTTTACGAAGTAGGAAAAAAGCCAGAAGGTAAGAAGACAACAAAACAAGGAACAGACCCTAAAAAATTTGGTTCTGATTTTGCTGCTTCTGTTGCTGCTCAAAATGAAAAGATGGACGCTGAGCGTGCTGAGACAGATAAAGCCCTAGAATCTGCAGGTGATGAGAGAACCCGTGCTGAACTTCGCGCTACTGTAAATAACAAACAAAGTTATATTGAAGCACTTAGAAACTCTTTGCCTCGCTATGAGGATGTTATTGAACGCTATGCAACCAAGGTTGCTCGCGGAGATGAACTTGACAGCATTGAGCAACGTGAACTTACAGATGCTCAGAAGAATTACGCCTCTTTGATGAATACTATCAAGGAAGTGCAACAAGATATTTTTGAAACAATTTATCCAAATCAAAAGAAAAGCAAAGTAGAAAAGACCCCTCTTGCTGCAGCCGCTGGTCCGACAGGAACTCCAGCCGCTTCAACTGCAACCATAAAAACTACACCTACTACAGGCCCAACTGGTCCTGCTACAGCAACAACGCCATCTGCTGTTACTACTCCAAGTACTCCAGCAAAAGGCAGTATGCCTACATTTCCTTCTAGCGGTAAAAAAGGAAATGTAGTACCAGGTTCTTTTGACCCAGGAAGATTTCGTATGGGTGAAGAAGCATCTATGGGTGCTACAACTCCAGCAGGTGTAACTCCAGTAGGTGTAACTCCAGCAGAAACAACCACTGGTACTAGAACTCTTGAAAGCATTCTTGGCGATGTTCAGAATTACTTTGATTTACCAGATTACATCTTCAAACTTGATAAAGACTTAAGTAACTTACTTGTCCGTGCTGTAAATGAGAAATGGACAGAAGATCGCTGGAGCAAAGAAATTGAAACAACCAACTGGTGGCGCAAGAATAGCGACAGCGTTCGTAAGCGTTTAGTTTCATTTGGCAATTATTCAGACCTACAAGGTCAAGGACAAGATGTCAGCAAATCTGACTATGGTCTATGGCTAAGTAAAAAGAAAGGCCAGCTTAAGGCCGATGCTCAAACTCTTGCAGGTGTGGCAATTACAGACCAACAAGCAGATGAGATTGCTAAAAAGATTTATCTTGGATTTTTAGATGATGATGAAAATGCTATTCGTGCATTCCTCGTTCCATTGATTGGTAAGACCACATCAATTGTCGGTGGCAAGACAATGACTGGCTTTGGTGGTCAGGCGCTCAAAGACTACCAGACACTGCAAAGTATTGCTAAGGCCAATGGTTTTAGTTTGTCTCAGATTCTTCCTGGTATTTCTGCAACCACAACTGGTGGAGATTTAGAAGAAGCAGTCCTTGAGAAGATTGCCCTTGGAGAACTAGACGTAAATCGTATCTCCCAAGATGCTCGTATGATGGCAGCTATTGGTCAACCAGAGTTTGTTCGTGGTTTACTAAATCAAGGTTATGATCTAGATCAAGTCTACGCTCCATACAGAAATACTATGGCTAGCGTTCTAGAACTAAACGCAGAACAGATTGACTTAAACGATCCAACACTACGCTCTGCTATATCTGATAAAGGTGAAACAAATCTATATGATTTTCAGAGACAACTCCGTAAGGATTCTCGCTGGCAGTACACACAAAGCGCTCGTCAAGAAGTCGGTGACATTACACTCAATGTACTTCGTGACTTCGGATTCCAGGGGTAAATAAAATGGCTGATATAAGATTTGGTGCATACTCAAAAGCATACTATGGCGATGTGGTAAAAGCCGAAAGACCTAGAAGCACTGGCTTAACTTTAGTTCCAATACATCGTTCTAGCGGTAAACCAATTGTTGATACCGATGTTGGATATTATGGAAATAAACCAGGAGATATCGTTGAGCGACTTTACAAAGATGGACAATACGCCCAAGGTCTTATCAATAACAAACTCTACGAAAATGGAGTTGAAGTATCTCCAGAGCAAGCCCAGGCTGGTCATACTTTTAATTACAGTGATATTAAGGGAGAACTTGCTACCCTTGGTATAAGAACTCCAGTTGGTACAGGTGGTTCACAATTTGTTCGTGACCCTGCAGCAGAAAAAAAACTTGCTGAAGCAGTTAGAGCAAATCTTAAGGCTGGTCGTGAGTGGAATCAAAATACTGCATTTAGTGCGGCTTCAGGATTCTATATGCCAGATAGACCAGGATTCAAAGAAGCCCTAGCAGCAGCATCAGATGAAGAAATTATTGGATTTGTTGGTGGTGTAAACAAAGAAGGTGTCATTGGTGCTGGTTATGGAATCAACGCTGTATATGACGTATATTCTAGTAATGTTTCTACACCTGGTGGTAAAGGATATGGTACGGGCGAATACGGTGGAACAGGTCCAACCCCGTATGCCAGAGGCAGTCGTGCAATTACTGAATCAGACATACTTGCACTTGCTAAAATATCTTCCAATCCTGGAGACCCTCAGCAAGGTAATGCAAACAAACAACTTATATTTATTTTTGAAAATGACCCGTCTTGGCTAAGACGAGAGCAAGCACGAGACGCAATGTCTTACGCTACTCCAGGCTCTCCAGACTACGATAGGGCGATGGCTACTAAAGCAACTGGCAGTGCTAGAGATATGGCATATACAGCATCTGATGGAAGACAGTTCTCAAGTCCTGATGCTTATACTACATACCAAGCAAACCTTGATTCTCAAAAAGCAGAACGTAAATCAGCATATGATTTG